GGTCATTAGATAATTTTGGTAATAAACTTGTTGCAACTATATTTGGTGGAGAAACATTTACATGGGATTCTGATCCAGTAGGTGGAACAAGTACAAGAGCAGCAATACTTTCAAACGCACCAACAGCATCTTCATTTAGTTTAGTATCTACTCCAGATAGACACTTAATATTTTTTGGAACAGAAACAACTATTGGTACATCAAGCACAAGAGATGAAATGTTTATTCGGTTCTCGGACCAAGAATCTATTGATGCAACAACATCATATGCACCTAGTGCAACTAATACTGCAGGAA